CTACAACTGATACTTTAACAAACAAAACTTTAACTGCACCTGTTATTTCTAGCATTGTCAATACAGGTACTTTAACTTTGCCAACATCTACAGATACCTTAGTGGGCAGAGCAACAACTGATACGCTAACTAATAAAACAATTAGTGGTTCAAGCAATACTTTAAGCAATATTGGTAATTCAAGTTTAACAAATTCATCTATTACAATCGGTAGTACAAGTGTTAGTCTTGGAGGTACAGCAACCACAATATCTGGATTAACTTTAACATCAGGTGCATTTAACGGCACACTTGGAGCAACTACACCAAGCACGGCAGTAGTAACATCTTTGACCGATTCAGGATTAACTGCTGGTCGAGTAAATTATAACGGCACGGGCGGTCTTTTAGTAGATAGTGCTAATTTAACTTTTGATGGAACAAATTTAGGTATTGGATTAACGCCTACATCAGCAAAAGGTAATTTACAAGTAAATACAGCAATTAGTTATACCGACACAGGTATTCTTGCTACGTTCGCATCTAGTGTTGCTGGGTATAACCAAGTTATTTTACAAAATACTAACTCAGGTGCAACGGCATCTACAAACTTTAACGTATCAAATAACAATGGAACGGCTACAACAAACTTTGGTGAGTTTGGTATTAATTCATCTGCGTTTACAGGTACAGGTTCATTTAGTCAGGCTGGGTATACCTATTTAGCATCCGCATCAACTGACTTAGCTATTGGTACTTACGGCTCAAATGCTATTCACTTTGTTGTAAATAACGGTGCTACTGATGCAATGACAATTGATACTAATGGTAATTTATTAGTTGGAAACACTTCTGCAATATTTGGAAATACAAACCGTGGTGTAATTAATGTCAACGGCACTTCTACCGCACTACTTTCTTTGTCCAGCGGTGCATCTACATCTACCGCTGGTTATATGTATTGGGATGGCTCTAACTTACAAGTCGTAAATAATTCAACAAGTGGTGCATTAACATTTAATACAAATGCTGCAACAGAACGGATGCGTATTACCTCAACAGGTAACGTAGGTATAGGCACAAGTAGTCCAGCAACTTCAGCTTTATTAGATGTACAAAGCACATCTGCGGGTATTCGTTTTCCAAATATGACAACCACGCAAAAAAATGCAATATCTAGTCCTGTCGCTGGATTGACGGTATTTGACACGACTTTAGGAAAATTATGTGTCTATTCGGGTTCGGCATGGCAAACAATAACTTCTGTTTAAAGGATTAAAATTATGTCAGCAACTATTAACTGGATTATAGACTGGATGGATGCATCCACACAAACTATTAATGGACACTCAGAAGTTGTATTGACTGCTGGATGGAGATGTACAGGTACAGAAGCTAACACAGCAACACCGCCTGTTACATTTACAAATAGCATATACGGCACTTGTACATTTCCTCAACCTGCCGAGGGGGGTTCTTTTACACCTTACGCACAATTAACACAATCACAAGTAGTTGGATGGTGCTTAGAAAACGGTGTTAATCAGGCAGCGACTGAAACTGCAATCAACAACAATTTAGCATTACAAATTAATCCATTAGTAACACAACCACCATTGCCTTGGAGTAATTAATGGCTCAACCGTTTGACATAATTTCTCGTGCATTAAAAGACATTGGTGCTTTAGAAGCAGGTGAAAATCCAACACCTGAAGCAGCTCAAGATGCTTTTGATATGTTAAATGACATAGTAGATCAATGGTCAAACGAATCAATGATGGTTTCTTATAAAACAGAAATTATCTATCCTATATCACCTGGTGTTACACAATATACAATTGGACCTGGTGGAACAATTGGGGCAGTATTTACAGGTTCTATATCAGGAAACATACTAACAGTTACAGCAATAGCAAGTGGCGCAATAGCATTAGGACAAACTCTTAATGGTTCAGGTATTACAAACGGCACAACTATCGTTGCATTTCAATCTGGTGCTGGGGGAAATATCAATGAAGTTGGCACATATACACTTAACATTAGTCAAACTGTTACATCTACAACAATTAATTCGTATTATCAGCGACCCCTTTCTATTAATAGTGCTTTTGTGCGTATTAATACATACAGTAATAATCAGCCTATTACTAATGGTGGCCTCGATTATCCAGTTGCAATTCTTAACGTAGAAGATTACGAAATGATTGGTTTAAAAACGCTTGCTGGCCCGTGGCCCAAAGCTCTTTATTACCAACCAACCGAAACATTAGGAAACATTTTTGTATGGCCTAATCCATCACAAGGTGAAATGCATATATTTGCAGACACATTATTTGCACGTTACAACACTATCAATGACCCAATTATATTGCCACAGGGTTACTCAATGGCTCTCAGATGGTGTTTAGCTGAACGTCTAATGCCTATGTATGGCAAAGCATCTGCAACGCAAATAGGGATGATTAACGCATACGCAGCACAAGCAAAAGCTACTATAAAACGCACTAATATGAAACCGATTCAATCTGCTAGATTCCAAGATGCGATGTTGAGTAGTCGGCAAAAGGATGCTGGTTGGATTTTGAGTGGGGGTTTCTTTAGGTGATTTATTCCGTTAAATTTAAGGAATCTATCTAATGGACTTTGGTTTTGTAGGCCCATCTTACGAAGCTCCATCAATTTATCAAGATGCTCAGGAATGTATAAATTTTCGAGCTGAAATTGACCCTCTTAAACAGCCTGGTCAACGTGGAGTTGTAGCGTTATATCCTACACCTGGTCTTACAACTTTAGTTACATTACCTAACCTGCAAGTTGTTCGTGGGATGAGAACTTTATCTGGTGGGCAATTTTTGGTTGCGGTTTGTGGCCCATACGTTTATCTTTTAACATCAAACTTAACACCTACAATTATTGGTCAGCTTAACACATCATCTGGCAACGTAGGCATTACAGATAATGGTATTAATGTTTATATTGTTGATGGTGCTTACCGTTATACATGGAGAATTAATACTCCAACATCGGCAACATTTATTGGATCAATTAGCGGTACAACGCTTACAATTTCTCGCAATTTAACTGGTACAGTAGCGATTGGTCAGGCATTAAATGGTCAAGGGATGACTGCGGAAACAGTAATTCTGTCAGGATCAGGTTCAACATGGACAGTTAATATTAGTCAAACTGTTGCATCAACAAATATTTACGCATCTAATACAATTGCATTTACAGGCGCAATAGCTGACGTAACCGTAGGTTCAGCAACATATTACAACTTAACGGTTACTGGTGGAACAGTTCTTTATTTAGGTCAAACCATTGTTGGTAGTAGCGTTTTGGCACAAACTGAAATAACCCAAATTGTTACGGCAGGATCTAGTTATTATGTAAATAAACATCAAACTATTGCTTCAGAGCAAATGTATGCTTTGAATTGGACTGTAATACCTACAACAGACGGTGCGTTTAATGGCGCAAATACAGTTGACATTGTTGATAACTATTTTATTTATAATAATCCAGGCACACAACAATGGGCTGCTTCGGATGTATTAAGTCCCATTACACAACCATTAAGTTTTGCTAGTAAGTTTACTGGCCCTGATAATCTTGTATCTTTAATTGCAGATCATGGGCAAGTGTATTTATTAGGTGAAACCACATCTGAAGTATGGGCAGACGTTGGCACATTCCCATTTCCTTATCAAAGAATACCAGGCTCATCAAGTCAGCACGGTATTGCATCTGTATTTTCAGTTGCTAGATTAGGTAATTCTTTTGCTTATGTAAGTAAAAATATTCGTGGTCAGGCAATGATTGTAATGATGAATGGATATTTGCCACAAAGAATATCAACTCATGCTGTAGAAAATACATTAGTCGATCAATATATTGAAGATGCAATAGCATATACTTATCAATTAGAAGGTCACGAATGTTATGTTATTACATTTCCTTCTTTAGATTTAACGTGGGTATATGATTTTACAACGCAGATGTGGCATAAATGGCTTTGGTGTGATGACAACAATGTATATCATCGCCATCGTTCTAATTGCGCTGCATTTTTTCAAAATATGGTTTTAGTTGGAGATTGGCAAAATGGTCAAATCTATCAACTTGATCCCAACAACTATACAGATAGTGGACAAAACATCCGCAGATTGCGTAGAGCACCCCATTTAGTAACAGATTTGCAGCGTCAGTATTTTGAAGAATTACAAATACAATTTCAGCCAGGAGTAGGTACAGGATTATCTAATCAAGGCGCAACAGGATATGTTCAAGATCCTTTTATTATTGCTCCAAGTCAAACTTATATAGTCCCAGCGGGTGCAACAATTATTTTAGGCATACAAGCACAATTAAATACTCAAACAACCTTACAAAACCCACAAGCTATGTTGCGTTGGTCAAATGATGGTGGATCAACATGGTCTAATGAACATTGGGTAAGTATTGGTCAGCAAGGTAAATATAAAAATCGTGCCATTTGGAGAAGATTAGGGCAAGCTCGTGACAAAATATTTGAAGTAGTTGTCACAGATCCTGTAAAAGCTGTTATTGTGTCAGCTAATTTAAAAGCTAGTGAAGGGGAAAATTAATGTCTAGTTTATGGGGATCAACACAAAACAATCCGTATCCTGTAACTGATTTTTTAGATACGCAAACAAATCGCCCAACTCGTGCGTGGCAACAGTTTTTTATTAATTTATTAAATTTTAGTAGTGCAACTACGGCAACAACAGGATCAGGTACATTACCTGCTCACCCAGTAGGATTTATAAATATTACAGTTAATGGACAGGCATTTAAAGTGCCTTATTACAACCCATGATTACTTATCAAGAAGAATCGTTTGATAATGTTATTGGTGAAATTAAACCATTACTTGAAAACCATTATCAAGAAATTGCCAATGATAAAGATTTAATTAAATTAAACCCTGATTACGATACATATAAAAAATTATGTGATTCAGGAATTATGCGAATTATTACAGCTCGTGACGATGGTTTATTAGCTGGATATTGTATATGTGTCATTAAATATCATTTGCATTACAGAAATAGTTTAACGGCATTAAATGACATTTTTTATATCCAAAAACCTTATAGAAAAGGGTTAATTGGTGTAAAATTGTTTATAAAGACCGAAGAAATCCTAAAAAAATATGGTGTTCAACGAGTTGTGATGAATACAAAAACGCATCACGATGTTGGTGCAATATTTGAACGTCTAGGATATAAAGAAACTGAACGTGTGTTCACTAAAATTATAGGATAGATCATGGGTATCACAGCAGCTATAGAAACAATCGGTTCAGCCCTTTTGGGTGATGCGGGAGCTGCTGCGGTTGGTACAGGTATAGCAGACGCAGGTGCAGCTGCGGTTGGTGCTGGATTATCAGATGCGGCAGCAGGATTTGCGGCAGGTACATTAACTGCTGGCGATGCTTTAGCTGCTGGTGCATCAGTATCAGATTTAGTCGCAGCAGGAGCAACAGCAAGTGATTTAGTTGCAGCGGGAGCACCTGTAGCAGATTTAGTCGCAGCAGGAGTGCCAGCTACAGATTTGGCGGCAGCAGGAGTGCCAACTACAGATTTGGCGGCAGTAGGAGCTATTCCAACACCAACCCCATTAGCTGCTGATACTTCTAGTAATCTTTTAACTCAAGGAACTAATCTTGGTGGATCTACATTAGGTGCTGGTCAAGCATCTACACCTTTAAGCGCATTAAATGATGGTACATTGGGTTCTGGTTTAACAGGCACAGGTACAGGTTTAGGGTTATCAACAACTGGCGATGTAGCATCCGCAGCAGGATTAGGCGGCCTAACAGCAGCAGATGTTGGTGGAAATTCTTTAGGACAATTAGGTTTAACAGGTTCAGGTGCAACATTAGGCCCTGCATCTGCTGGCGCAGTAAATGGTCTAGGCGGTGGTGGATCGGTATTAAGTTCATTATTGCCATCTAATCCATTAGGTACAGCATCTTTACTAAATAGCGCAGCTGGAGTTGGTAGTGCATTAATTGGTGCAAACGCAAGTCAAAACGCTGCTAATACACAAGCACAAGCAGCGCAAAACGCTATTAATTTACAACAACAGATGTTTAATACGCAAAATGCTCAGTTAGCACCTAATCGAGCTGCTGGATATAATGCATTAAATCAATTACAAGGTAATTTAGCAGGGCCATATACTCAATACGATGCTAATGGTAATCCAATAGGTCAAGCACAAGGCAGTGGTTATTTTACGAATCAAATGACTGCACAAGACTTGGCAAACAATTTATCGCCAGGTTATCAATTTGGATTAAATCAAGGATTAGGTCAGGCTGGCAATATTGCAAATGCAACAGGTGGATTAAGTGGTAATACGTTACAAGGTTTAAATCAATACGCACAGAATTATGCACAAACAGGCGCACAACAAGCATTTAACAATTACCAATCCCAACGTACAGGGATTTATAATACTTTAGCTGGCATTGCAGGATTAGGGCAACAAGCTCAAAACACAACGGCTAATTTAGCAGGTAATGTAGCAAATGCTCAATCTGGTTTAGGTGTAGGAAGTGCGGCAGCGCAAGCGGCAGGTCAAATAGGTCAAGCTGGGGCATATACAGGCGCATTAAATAATATTGGTAGTAATTATATGTTGTCTAGTTTGTTAAACCCAAGTAGTGCTAGTAACTATATTGCACCGAGTGGTGGATATGCTTCAACACTTGGATCTTTAAATTTAGGATAAGATATGGCAGAAGTTAATACTGATTTAACTGTAAAACCTATGCAAACTGGTAGTAGTTTAGCTGATATGGTTAATATGGCTAAAGGCATACAATCGTATCAACAACAACAGCAACTTAATCCATTACAGTTAAGGCAGCAACAACTTGCTACACAACAAGCTGAAGAAACAACACCATTAACTATTGAGCAAGAAAAACAAAGAACTAAACAATCACAAATACAAACTGAATCCAATCAATATACTTTAACAGATAAATATGCGTCAGCTGCTAAAAACGAGTTGGGGGCATTATTAAGAGATAAAAGAATTCAAAACGCAGAAAAAAATCCCATCGCTGCTGTAGATGCAATTAGCGAAGGTGTTGATAGATTGGTTTCTAGCGGGATTCCTAAAAATGTAGCTTTAAGTTTAGCTGCGCCTATTATTACGCAAGTTCATAGAAATCCATCAGAATTAGTTAATTCATTAAGCAATATACCGATGGCTGGTGTTGGCGCAACAGGACAACAGGCATTACAAAACCCACAAGTTGTTGCATTAAATGGTGTCAATTATCAATACACACCTGGAACAAACAAACTTACACCAATAGGCGAAGGGCAACAACCACAAGCACCAATGCAAGGGCAACCACCAATACAAAGTCAGCCTTCTGCACAACCACAAGGTGCTCCATCATTGATACCAAACGAAGTACCTGTAGGTCAAGGTCTAGGGCCATTGCAATTAAACGCACAGCAAAAAGCATTATATGACGAAGGTTTTACTGTTAAGAGTAATGCCCAATCACAAGTAATACCTGCTAAAGAAGGTAGGCAGACTGTTCGCAGAGTAAAAGAATTGGCTGATACAGCTTATTCAAATAAATTTGGTCAAGGTTATCAGCGTTTAGAAAAAGCCATATTGGGTAATACTGAGTTAGATGAATTAAGTAAAAATATTGCTAATTTACAAATACAAAACGCTGCAGTTATGGGTGTTAAAACTGACCAACAAACACAAAATGTAGCTACAGCAAGTGGCTCTGTAAACATTAGTCCTGAAGCATTGCGAGATATTGCTGACCGTACAGATGCTTCAAATACTGCTGTAATTAAGTTTAATGAAGGTCTTAAAAATTATGAAGGTAAACGTGGTCAAACCCATGCTTATGTAAATACAAGAAACTTTAAAGATGCGTGGGCATCAAATTATGATCCTCGTGTATTTATGATTCAAAACATTAATTCTTCTGGTATGACAAAAGATAAAAAACAAGAAGCAATTGATAAAGTTGTTAAAGGTTTATCAGAAGATGAATTAAAAGATTTAAGACAAAAATCTGAGGCAATTAAACGTCTTGAACGTGGAGATTACAGATGAGTTATGAAAATGACCCAGATGTAAATGCTTTTTCAATAACAAAACCTCAATATTCCGTTGATGACGTTAAAAAAATGGTGTTTGGCCAAGAAAGTAATTTTGGCAAGGCAAACACATCAAAAGCAAATTATGCTGGCGCAATTGGGCCAATGCAAATTACTGAACCTACATTTCTTGGATTAAAAAAACAAGGTTTAATTCCTGCTAACTATGATATTAATAACCCTGAACACACTAAAAAAGCAGGCGAAATATTAATAGAAGATGCTTATAAACGACACAAAGGTGATGCGGATAAAGTATTGGCAGAATATTATGCAGGGCCAAAAGCTATTAAAAACGATACTATTGATACATCATTGCGTGATTTAAAGAATCCAAAAGCTCCTAATGTTGGTCAATATATTGAACAAGCAAAGAACAAATTAAATGCTTATGAAACTGATCCTGATATTCAAGCATTTACATATAACCCACAAAAACAAGTTGAAAAACCAAAAGGTTTTTTTCAAGAACTTGTTGAACCATTGCAAGGAATAAGTTACGAAGGGTTTAAAAAAGAATCAATGCTTCCTAAGATTGCTAATGTAATTGCAACAAGCATGACAGGAACAGATGAAGAAAAAATTGCATTAGCTAAACAAGCTGAACAAAAAGCTATACAGTTGGCTGGTGGTATTAAAGAATTTTCTAAACACCCAATTGAATCAATTAAACAAGTAACTAATCAAATTGTAGAACATCCAGGTCAATTTTTAGGTCAAACAATTAAAGGTATTATTTATGATCCTGAAACATTATTACCAGTAGGTTTAGGTACAAAAGTTGCCAAAGGTGCAACAGTTTCAGAACAATTAAGTGCTCAAGCTGCTAAACGAGCAAGCATTGGTGCAGCTGGAACTTCCAACAAATCAATTTTACAAGCTGCTATGGATATAGCATCACCTGAACTTAAAAAGGATTTAACTGAAAAGTTTGCTAAAGGTGAAACACATTTATTAAATGAACAGGCATTAACACATCAATTAGAAGCAGATCAATTGCCTATTCCTGTTCGATTAACAGAAGGTCAGGCAACGCAAAACCCTTCATTAATTAGTCGTGAACGTAATGAACGTGGATTTAAAGAACAATATGTGCAAAGATTTAATGAGCAAAACAAAGCATTGGCAGACAATGCATTTGCATTAAAAGAAATTACTGCCCCTTCAGTTACTACAACTGATCACGTTGCAGATGCACAAGAAATTATTGATGCTATTAATCAAAAGAAAAAAAATAATGTGCAAGCAACACAAGATGCTTATCAAGTATTAGCAGATAAAAATGGCGGTAAATTTCCTGTTGATGGTAAAAAATTTGCTGAAAATGCAATTAGAACGCTTGGGGAAGAAGATAGATTTGATTATTTACCAAATTCTATGCAAAAACGATTAAATGAATATGCTAATGGCAAAAAAGAAATGAATTTTAATTTGTTTCGTAATTTAGATTCTGATTTATCCGCAGAAATAAGAAAAGCACAATCAGCAAATGATGGTAATGCTGTATATGCCTTAAGTAAAGTTAAAGATGAATTATTAAATTTGCCATTATCACAAGAAACTGAAGTATTAAAACCTTTTTTAACAAAAGCCAAAGCAACAGCAAAAGCAGATTTTGATTTAGAAAAATACAATAAGGCATATAAAGATGTTGTTGGTGGCAAGGCAGATACAAAAGATTTAATACCTAGTTTAGTATTGCGTTCTAAAAATACAGACTTTGCTAATACTTTAAATCTTTTAAGTGATAATCCTAAAGCATTGGAAAACTTACGTTCAGGCACATTAGACTATTTATTAAAAGATTCTACAGATGCAAGCGGTAATTTTTCAGCAGCTAAATTTACAAAACACATTAATAATTTAGATGTAAATAAAAAATTATTTGCATTATTTGGTGAAAATACAGAAACTATTAGAAATTTATCTAAAACTGCACAACGTATTGAGGCAAGACCTAAAGGAAGTTTTGTAAATGAATCTAATACTTTAACTGGATTAGGTGCATTTGCTAAAGAATATGCAGGTAAAGCATTAGAAAAAATACCAGGAGTAAAAACAGTAACTGCGCCAATAACTGTAGCAAAAGATATTTTGCAAGAACGTGCAGCAAAAAAACAATTAGAAGAATCGTTAAAACCAGGTGCAGGTATTAAACTTAAAGATATAGGGAAAAAATAATGGCTGTCTTACTATCACCGATTGGCAACGGATTTCAGTTTTTTACATCAACTGGAATACCATTAAACGCTGGTTATTTGTACACATATCAAGCTGGCTCATCAACTCCTTTAGCTACATATACTGACAATACAGGTAATATTGCTAACTCAAATCCTATTGTTTTAGGTAGTGATGGTAGACCACAAACTGAAATATGGTTTACGTCAGGTTATTCATATAAATTTGTTTTAACAGATTCAACAAATAGTCAAATTCAAACGTATGATAATTTATATGGTATTGCATCATCTATAACTGCATCTAACGCAATTCCAAGTGGTTCTATTATTATGTGGTCAGGATCTATAGGATCAATTCCTAGCGGTTATGTATTATGTGATGGCACTAATGGTACACCTAATCTTAAAGATAGCTTTGTAGTTGGTTCTGGCAATTCGTATGCTGTCGGATCAAATGGTGGATTCACAAGTTCTGTTACAAGTAACGTAGGAACTAATTTACCTCTTTATTATTCATTAGCATTTATTCAAAAAACATAGGTATGGATATGTCTGATATTGACCCAGTTAAAGTAGGTGTGATGTGGCAAAAAGTTGAAGCTATGGAAAAAGAAGTGACTGAAATGCGACAAGACATTAAAGAATTACTTGCTATGGCTAATAAAGGTCGTGGTGGTTTCTGGGTTGGTATGATGGTTGTATCTGCATTAAGTACGTTTATTGGATATGTAACACATTTATTTGCAGGTAAATAATGTGTCAAACCCAATTGCTGAAAGTGCAAAATCATTAAGTGAAGGATTAAACCAAGCTCGTGAAGCTGGTAAAAGCCTAACTAAAACAATTGAAAACATACAGCATGATGGAGTAGAAGTAGCGCAAGAACAGTTACAAAACAAAAAACGACATGATGCATTAGATGAAGCAAAAGAAAATTCATTAATTTATAAAGCAATACAAGAATACGAGTCACAAAAAAATATCATTATTGCAGAAAACAAAGCTGAAATAGATTTTAAAAAAAAGTATGGTGCAAAAGAATGGGCAAAAGTTTTAGAATTACGAGCCATTGTTGAAAAGGAACAAAAGGAAAACGCAAAGTATTACGGCCATAAATTAAAAGATGTACAACGTGTTCAGTTTTATTGTTGGTTTGCTGCTTTTATTGTTACTTGTTTGCTTTATTGGTTTAACGTGGTATGAATTGGACAAAATATTGGTTTACCGTATTTATTTTTGAATTGTTTATTTGGGGTTATATTTTGTTTTTGGATTGGGAAATACGTCAATTAACCAAAAAACCCAAACCAATACGTTTTAAGATTACTCGAACAATAACTGAAGAACGTACCAAAAAGGATATTGTGCGTGGATGATGAAGTGTTTAAAATATGGTTAATATTTGCCTTAGTGTGCATGATGGCAATTATTTTATTAAAGGATTGATATGGAATTTATAAAACATATTTTAACAGGCAAAGACAATACAACGCATGATGCATGGAAGTGGTCATTTGTGTTAAGTTTCTTTTTTATTGGCGGCGCTGCTATTTATTTAATTTATGGTGGGCATCAAATTAGTTTAACTGAATTAGCAAGTGCTTTTGGTATTAATGCAGGGGCTCATGCAGCTGGTGTTGCTGGCAAACAACTATCAGGAGCTGAACCAGATGTTCCCCCTGCCAATTAAGTTTTATATTTATGCTGCTTTAATTGCTTGTGCGACAGGTGGTATTTTGTATGGAAACCATGAAGCAGACAAATATAATACATTTAAAGCTGAAGTAGAAGCGGTGGCTAAGGAACAAGAAGCGCATAATCAAGAAATTGCAAAACAGGGAGAATTAATTAATCAACAAATTAAGGTGGATTATGAAAAGCAAATTGCTAATATTAGGAGTGTGTATGCTCGCAGGGTGTTCATCGACACCAATAGCGGTGAAGTGTCTAGCGTTCCCAACCCCTCCAGCGGAGCTAATGAAACCAGCCCCGACCCAGTATTTACTCAACAATGTGCAGAAACAACCGAACAATTAAAGGCTCTACAACAATGGATTATTGAACAAGGTGTAATCAATGCAAAGTAATTTTGATAAAGCCTTAGCTTGCGTACTTAAATCAGAAGGGTTATATGTTAATAATCCTGCTGATCCAGGTGGGGAAACAATGCGTGGGGTTACTCGCAATGCTTGGTCAACTTGGCTTAAACGGCCAATAGAAGATGGCGAGATGGCAAAATTAACCGTTGAAGATGTCACACCATTTTATAAAGAATTGTATTGGGAATCCGCAGGATGCGACAAAATGCCTATTGGCTTAGATTATTTATTGTTTGATGCTGCGGTTAATATGGGAGTTGGTCGTGCGGTGCGTCTTTTGCAACAGTCATTAGGATGTGTGCCAGACGGTGTAATTGGCCCTAATGTAATAAACGCATTAAACATTACTCCAGTTGACAGATTACTAACAAAATTTACTACGCAAAAAGAACAGTTTTATAAATCACTTAAAACATTTAGTGTATTTGGTCAAGGATGGTTAAACAGGTGTCAAGATGTACTTAACAACGCAAAGGAATTTATAGATGGCAAACTTTAAAATTGATGGCAAACATTACGAATCTAAAAAAGGTCACTATGTAGTTGAACGTGAGCATGAGAAAAAAGAACACAATGAATTAGTGCGTTTAGAAAAGAAGCTAGACAAACACATGAGTTTACCTGCTGACAAGGCACATCCTTCAGATCAGAAAGATGCGCCATTGCCTAATATGCGGAAATACTAAAACCTAATAAGTTTTACTACTTTATAAGGTAATCCATGTTTCGTAAATGTATTGCCTACAACAGTATTGCGTGAATCGTTGTAAACCCAATTCTTATCTTTGTAAGGTGGATTGTTATTTGAATATTTAGAATGTGAATGTGCTTTCATTGTTCTCTTGCTTTCATCATTGCATCTGCAAATTTATATGCCCATGTTGCGGCAACATTAGCAGTATTTTCTGTAATATCTTGAACTGGGGCTAACATACTCATAAGTGCTTTAGCAGCAAAGTAATCTCTTAAATCCATGCCATCTGCGTAAAGTCCCAATGATCCTGATATTGGATGTTCTGTTGGAAATGCTTTCATTTAGGTTCTCCTATACATTTATAAAGTTTGTATTCTTTTGATTTATGCCATTTATCAACGATGGTATAACCTGCCTTACGCAGTTCTCCAACCCTAGTTGATAGCTTCATACCACCACCTTCTAAAAATGCGTCTAGTGGGCTTATCCAGCGTTTCTTGGCTAGTTTTACAATTATTTGATGTTGCGTCATTTTATTCCCCTTATGATTTCAGTCATTAAAATTACAATCCCACATAAAAACATCCCAATACCTATACAAAATCGTACCATTTTTTTTGTGCCTTTCTTTGTATCATATATGTTGCATTAAGCCTCTATTGATTCATTTATGATTCGCTTTCTTTGTCATCCAAATAAACAGAAAGGTCGATCATGTCTTTAGGATCTCCACCTCGCCTAAAATAGTCGTTACCACCATCAACAAAAATAGATTTACACTTACACCACACAAAGTCATGCCGAGTTTTAGACTCAATAACATCGCCACAATTCTTACATTGAAGCCTATTTACTATATCTTTTGTCATTGTTCTCTCGCTTTCTTTAACTGTCCAATATTTGACTGTAAATTGTTTGCGTCAATAATTTGTTTTAGCATTGCTATTTCTTTGGCTTGTTGACGTAGCATATTAACTATTGCATCTAAATGTGGTTCAAGCCATAAAGTATCTTCATTTTCAATTAAATCAGCTAGTTCATTTGCTGTCATTTCTCACTCGCTTTCTTTAATGCTTCCATATTTTTAATTCGTTGGTTCATTTTTTTTGATTCCTCATAACAAGGTACACATACTGTATTATTGTCGCTTGGTCCGCCCATACTTGATATAACATCTCGGCATTTTCCACAAAACATCATAGATGCCGTAGTCAAACCCACATAACCTTCTTTTTGAATAATTGGTCGCCAAACATCTTTTGCAATTTTGCGATACCCTAAAATCTCATCACTCATTTCTCACCTCTTTTTTTAAAAACTTCTTCAATCAATTGATGACCAAAAGTTCGATGATCCAGACACAAAGCATCTTTCATTTCTGACCAAACCTTCGCAATGATCTCTTCTCTTTCATCAAGGTTTAAATCAAAAATTTTGATTTCTTCTTCAGTCAAACCCAACTCTTTTTCATTTGCATTCATTTCTTACTCGCTTTCTTTTTTACTGAGCCATAAAACATTTGTTTACTAAAAGCATTTAATAGTCTGCATTTAGCCTCTTCCCTTTCTTCTTTAGGAAAATCCGCAACAGATTCTTCTAATAGTCCCATAATTCTATTAACTAATTCTTTTGCTGTAATAATTCTACTCATTTCTCACTCGCTTTCAATTTGTTGTTCATCCACAATTTTCTTTATTTTCTCCTGAACCTTCTGCCATTGAGCGAATACAAACTTGTATTCAGACACCAATATGTCAGGCACATCTACAACCCAAACAGAACATAATTTAGTATTCTCATAATATTTAATCTCTTCTTCATCATCATCAATTACCAATACTGGGTACCATTCTTC